TTAAATTGATTGTAGGGCTTCTGGTAGAGCCAGCCGCGCAGGGGAATGAAAGGAAACCCTGCCGCTGGCCGTCGCGGTTATCGCACTCACGACTAATCGGGCGTAGGACGCCTGGAACAACAAAACGAAAAAATTGATTACCGGTTCCACTCGCTCGCCATTTGATTTGTTGAATATTTTCAAATATGGAATTTTTTGTCTGCGTGCGAGGGAGCGCGGTGTCCAAGTCCCTGAGGTTGCCGTGATTTCATTTCCCATCGCTAGCGCCTTGCTTGGATAGCCGGCCCAATGGAATACTGAATGACCACTCAGTCTTGCCGTTCACGTTTCTTATCGAGAAATTTCCAACTGACAGGACATCCATCCCGACGATTACATCCCACCACACATCGCCCGGATCCTTTAAAAGGACCGTCAGTTCACGTATCGTAATCTTGTCTGGAAGATGGATATTTACCACGTAGGCCGCACTCTTTTCGAGCCCGTCTACACCTTGTATAAGGACTGGCCTTATAGCTCTGATAGGTTTTAGGCCGCATGCGTCGGCGAGACGTTTTGTTATCACTGACTTGGTCGCGCCTGTATCCCAAAGTGCATTGCATTGAATCCTTGCGCTGTCAGACGCTCCAGTCGCTGAATCGAATGATTGTGAAACATGGCAAGGGGTTGCCAAGGAACTTAATAACCCGTTGGCAGATTTAACGGTAAAGCTTCTATCCATTAGCATAATCCTTGAATTTGTTCATCACAGACATTTGCCGCCGTGATATAGCGCGCTACTGGAAGATCAGCCGGATCAACCCCGCACATTTCAGAGGTTAGGTAGTCATAGGCTACGAGCGCCGGGTTACTACTCCACGCCGTTAAACCGGTGCGCGGATCGTAGAGCTTTCGCCCTTTCATCAAGACATTAATATCGGGGACGCCGTTTTGAAATTCCGCCTGTCTCAGATCCAGCCGGATCACTGTGTAGGTGAATCCGCTGAGGGTAGAAGTAGGCTTCCATTTGTCGCCGCACTCGGCCAGCAGGGAAGCATCAGCAGGATCGCCCGGCGCGCCCAGGTGCTTCTTGACCCGGACTTGTGAATCGTTGACCTGATACTGATACGTTACCGTGTAGCTCGTCACTTGCAGCCAAGTGCCCGGTATCGGCGAGCTCGGCGCACTGGTTACCGTGAGCGTATTCCCGACCCGCGTAAAACTGACCTCGCCGCCTTGGGGCGGAAATGGAAACGGCTGGCCGGCCGCTGTCATGACGCGACCACTCGCAATAACGCGGATCGCGCTTGACGGCGTGCGCGTCATGGTAAAAGGTGAGGTTGTAAAGGTCTCGCTGATGTTCTCCGTGCGGACGGAAATAAAATAATCGCCGGTGGTGACAAAGCCTTCATCGTCAAGCGGGCCCAGCGGTTTGTTATTGATGTAAATCTCATCGATCGATTCCGATTCCCCGGCCGCGTGGACGCAAACCAGATGCTTATATTCGTCGTTTGGACCGCTCTTGAACGTCGCGACAATATCCGCACCGACCCTGGCTTTCCCGTAAACGTACCGATGAGGCGCGTCAGTAGCAATGCGCGTTACCGTGCGTTCTTGCAAAGAGTTGAGGAAATCCTCGCGGGCGCGGGCTGCGGCGCGTTTGGCTTTTTTCGCTGCGGCTTTTTGCTGGACTGCGCCGAATACGGTAGTGCCGATAGTCAGCGAAATAGAGGCGACAGCAAACGCTAGCTGAGGGACAGTAAGACCAACTGCTGCAGCAATTGCTGGTAGTGCGGCTATTAGTGGCGGCATGTCCACGCCTCCTTTGCTACAGTACGGTCAGTAAAAATCAAGCCATCGATCCCAACCGAAACTATGTGCCAGCCACTAAATAGGTGTGCCGTGCCTTGATAAATTGTTAAGTCACCGTCTTGAGCCATGTTTGGATTGATCTGTTTCAGATTGCTTTGGAGCAAACCTCGAATGCCGCCCAGGTCTCTAAGCTTTTTTGCAGCCTGTCGCGCGGTGCGCCAGGGCTTGTGCTCAGTCAGGTAATCGCGACCGGCCTTAATCTGAACCCACGCTCCTATGAACGTGCAACAGTCGTTTTCACCCCATTTGAACGGCTTCGTTAGATGCGCGGTAATGTATTCCGGTAGCGTCATCGGCAAATTGGTAAGCATGTTTATCCATTTTGGTTAAGTGTTTAACTACGAAAAACCTGTTTTTCTGAACTGCACGTGCGAATAAATGACTACCAGCGCGGTCTAGGAGCGCAAGGTTGCGGTGATTTTTATCTTTTTTGTTACGATTTATAAAAGGAAAGGAAGGAGCGCGGTCTGGGGCTATGAGGTTGCGGTGATTTTCTTTCATATGCCAGCCTCTGGCTTCTCCTGCCTGGGTGGAAGCTTAGGCAGGTTCTCATACTTGCGCACTTCATCAATGAGTAGCCATCCATCTGCTATCCCCTTGCTGTAGAAGTCCGCGCGGTTCGTGCTGTCGCCTCTTAGCAATCCTTCAACGCTATGCTCAGCAAAGTAGAGTTGGCGCGAGGCAGGGGTAAGCAATGATGAGCTGATAGCCTGCTCCCACATCGTCATGTGACGCCGTAGGGTATGAACTACGAATACTCTGTTCATCTCGACACTGTTGGAGTAGTTGCCGTGGCGCAGATCGCCAATGATGGTAGGCGGTACGCGGAACAGGCGGGCTATCTCTTCAACTGAGAACTGGCGCGACTCGAGCCACTGCGCATCTTCCATGCTCATCGATGTGGGCACGTAGTCAACGTCTCCATAGGTTATGGCTATCCGCCCGGAGTTATCGGTTCCGGCGTGCCTCTTGTGCCACGTTTCTCTGATCTGCTCCAACTGTTCGGGTTTGAGTGACTGTTTGAACTTTAATATTCCGGATAGTCTTGTTCCGTTCGTATAGGTCGAATTGCCGTGATCACGCTCGGATAGAGCTAGCTCGAAGGTCTCCCTGCTTGCTGTGATTGGCGATACTCCCACCAAGCCATTATCGGAACGATGGCGCAGATGCAATACCTCATGCTGCAGCAGGCGCCGCACGCGCCCCTTGGTGTCTGTCACATCGTATGCCAGCCGGTCGTTATCGAGCTGGAGCGTTGTTACCCTGCCTGGCAGCAATGGCACTAGCGCGGTAACTTGCCCATCATTGCCGCGGATGATTTCAGCGTGAGCATTGCCGCGTAGCAATGTATTGGCTTGCATCATTTCGCGGAATTCAAGTGCTGTTTGCAATTCGTTCGCCTGATCATGCAATACTCGATACAGCGGGTTTTCCGGCGCCCTTTCCCTTCCATCGTCAGCGGTGCGCTTGTAGAGAATCAGGGGTAGAGATGCAATGGTTTCGCTTATCGCTGCTACGCACGCATAGGCCGCTGAAAGGCTCTCAGCCTTGGCAGGGCCGCTACTTATCAAAGGATGGTTCCATGATGGATCTTGTGCGTTATATGCCCGGCGCTCCAGGCCAACAAAACTCAGCGCGCGGTCTAGTAGAGTCGTACGCATCGCGAGCCTCCACAGTCGTCGTCATCCACCGTTTCCAGCCACCGCATATCGGCTTCTAAACGACTTAGCTGCCAATCTTCCATGCTGCGTTTAGCAACGGTGGTATCAAGATAAGCAGGGTTTGCAGTAATGGTTATTTCGTGCAAGTCGACCAGTACCAGATCGCGCGTTAATTGGCCGGAATACATTTCCCAGTGATCGCCGCCAGCAGGGACACGAAAGCCGAATGAGCAGCCGGATATATCGCCACGCTCGACCAGAGCGCCCAGATCACGCGCATAGCTGGTATCAGGTAGCGACAACTCGAAGTAGAGCCCCCTGGTATCTTCCTGTAGGGAAAGAGTACGCGAGCCCACGCGGCCTAAAAGGCGTTGTGGGTCGTGCTCAAGCAATGCGCGGATATTGTCCGGTTTGGTGAGTGAACGTTTAAACGCTCCCGGCAGGATGCGCTCTACAAAGCCGCCTAAGTCCTGGCTCTGAGAGTTGTAGACCGCCGCATACCCGGCCAATTTGCCGGGAGAGATTGCGCGCAGATCGCCTCCTGATCGTATTTCAAAGGCATTTGTCATCACCTGCGCGCCTCCTTATTACGAGACGGTTATGTCGCTGGCCAGGACAAAGGCGGTCGGCTGGCGCAGCGCTATATCGCAGGTTGCCATCGCCCGAACCAGCACCCCGCCGCGAGCGTATGCGGTAGAGTCGAACGGGTTTACCAGAATATCCAGCTCGCTCCAGATTCCTAGAAGCACCTGGCTGAAGTCGCCCAGGATGAGCTGGCCTTTTGCCGTAGCAAGGGGCACTTGCTTTGTGCTGTTCACGGGCAGATCGGCCATGCGGTTGTTTTCGCAAAGGTAGGCTGCGCCGGCGGTCGCCGATTTCAGGGTGACGCGGAGCTTTTTAGCAACGCCGGGGGAAGTTAACCATGCGCCCGCGGTAGCGTTCGCGAGCTCGATTTTTTCAACCATGGAAGCGATACCCGCCCAATCCAGGGTAGCCAGGGAGTGGGTCTGAACGCCGGTTGTGCCGATGATCCCGGTCGGCTCGTTGGTTCCGCCGCCTTTGATCAGCGCGCTATCGAGTGCGGCAGCCAGGGCGAACGACATATCGTCGCGAAGCAGTTGCTCAATGTCGGGGCTGCTTTGCTGTATCAACTGCCGTGACATTTCGGACAACGCGCCGACGTGCTTGGGGGAAAGCGATTTGCTGTCAAAGTCCATGTCGGAAGGGGTAAGCGAGCCGTTTTCCGCTACCCATCCAGCCGTGACGCCGGAGGTATAAGCAGGGATCGACAGCGAGCCTTCCAGCCCGCTGAGTACGCGTACGCCCAATTGCCGCATCAACAGCTTGTTGCGCAGGGGCTCAATAAACTGGTCCGGTCTGTGCTCAGTCGCGACAAGCTGGGTTCCGGTAGTTGTCGTATTTACCCGCTTCTCCAGAACGGAAAGGGGAACGAATACGCCGCCAGCTTTGCGGCCTGTGCGTCGCTCGATCTCTTTCGAGTATTCAGCTTCGGCTCCAGACAGTGCGCGGCCTTCCATGCCGGCACGAATGACGCTCATCAGGCTTACGTTGCTTTCCAGGGAGCTGAAAGCTTTGTCGCCGTCGACCGGTACGCCGTTCATGCTGCGCTCGGCGTTTTCCAGAAATGATGTGCGGGCCTCTTGTCCTTCAAGTTCGGTAATCTTTGCTTTCAAACCGTCAAACTTCGCGGCCTCGTCAGCAGACAGATTGCGCTTTTCGGCTTTCGCTTTTTCTACAATACCGCGCATTTCTGTTACAGCCAGGGCGCGTTGTTCTTTCAGTTCGTGGATCATTTAATACTCCATATAAAGAATGTCTCACTATCTTTATATCATGTTAATTGTCCTATTGATACAGTACGTTACACTTAATACCCCTGTGGATTTCAGTGTACAAATAAGAACAGAAAAATGATTGCCAGCAGCTCGCGGTCGAATGACAGCAATGTGATGTCAGATATGATTTCAGAACCGAATCAGAAGAATTGCCTTGGCAATGCGAACGCATAGCGAAGGCATGGCGAAGGCATGGGTAGGTGATGCGCAATGGTTAAGCTCTGCTTGATGAATGCTTGAAGCATTGCTTGGGTAGGTTATTTTCCGAAACCGATAAATAACCTGCTGGGTTATTCTGGTTTTATCCAGAGCGCTCTGGATTTGTCGCGAGCGAGTGAACATGTGTTGAACAGCCGTTCAACGGATGCGTAACGGTGATGTAACGTTACTGTAACGGTGACAGGGAGGCTGGGTGCCCACTGCTGAGTTGATATGTGGACGTGGTAAAATTGGCTTTCATTACACTACCTGGGGAAGAAATGAATACGTCGATACTGGATCTTGATGAGCGTTTAAAACATACCGAAATGGCGATAGGCTTGATCTTGGCCACGCTGTCAAGGGAGACTGGCAATAATCTAAGATCGATCGCGAGTAGGACGTTGACTCTGGCCGACGCGTTGAATCTGCCGAAAGAGGTTTCAGAGATCATTAGCAGAATTGGCGAGGGTCCGGAGGATACCCGGGAGCCGGGAATCGTGGTCCTTGACTAGCTCGCCTAACAAGGACGGAGAATTCTTTGTATAAGATGGTAACTCTTAGAAGGTGTACGGTAGGCGTACTAGTAAGGGCGTAAAAAAGGCCCATTTAAGTACGATCGGCGTACCTAAATGGGCAATTTGAGAATCCTATAGTACGGCCGGCGTACCTAAATGCTGCTTATCTAGTACGGCAGGCGTACTGGACGATCTAATTTTAACCGGCTCGTTTTTGCTCCAAAGCCCGAGCGGTGATCGAGTGGCGCTTACATCAAGCTTCCCTTCACAATGGTCGACCGCAAAGAATGTCACGGCGTACAGCGAACATTGGTGCAATCCGCCCTGCCGAGTAAGGATGATGAAACCGCACTCTAAGAGCTCCTGGCGGGCTTTATACAGCGTGTCCTTGCTCTTCCATCCGCGAGGCTTCATAACCTTCTCAAAGCTCATAGAGAGGTCGCCGTTGTTCCGTAAGTTATACTGATGCAATAGATCAAACAGAAGCTTAACTGAGTGCGGTCCGAGGGCGGCGAATGACCTGCTGCGCAGCAAGGCGAAAGGCAAGGCAACGAATCCGCCCGGCCCCCGCTTTTCCTGCGCTTCCCTTAGCGCGCGCGTTCTAGCCTTGCTCACGCCCTAACCCAACATAGCGGTATCGTTTAACGCGAGCTTCTTTATTGAAGCGGGTAGGGACGCGCTCCCATTCGTCGTAAAACGAATAGCCTTTGCTGCGTAGGGTAGAAATTGTGGAATGTAAGCAGTGATCGCCTAGCCGCTCAGCTTCAAACCTATTAAGGGTGCGACCGGTGCGGAGTTCTTCCAAAATACTCAGTTCTTTGGTATTCTGTTGCTTGACGTATTTCGAAGGCGCGTTCTCTTGGCAGGGGGCTGCGCCTTTTATTTTCTGATCATCATTCATTTTCCAGCTCCTTCCTGAGTTTTGGATTCGAGCCACGCCATTACAGCGCTCCTTTCCCACGCTGTGATACGTTCAGATAGTTTGATGGGCTTTGGAAACTCTCCCGATTTCACCTTACGCCACAGCGTTGCATGTGAGAACGGCACTATGCCGGGAATGAGTTTCGACTCGCGTATGTAGTCGGTTTCTTTTTCTTTCATACTTGCCCCTGTGCTGATGTCTGGTTTGTCTCGGCTTCCATTCTTGCGCGCCAGTCAGCAGCGGCCTCTGCGCTTATTAAGGTGCGCCGGCCAATCTTCATAAGACGTGGACCCTTGCCCTCTTTAATCAATTCATAAAGGAATGATCTGGAGATATGGTGATCACTGCAAAAGCCGGGGAATGTATAAGCTGGTTTGTTCATATATGTCCTCATCGTTCGTTACGGGCTTCAGTGGATTACTGAATACAGCCAACGCCATTTAATCAACTTATCCTTTTTTTGTATTTCCGCAAGATTTTGAAAATTAGCGGAAACCTTACTTCTCAAACCTCTTCTTTTCCGAGTAGTAATATTCGCTGGCAAGCGTTTTCCCGAGGCCAAACTTTTTACCTACGGTCTCGAAGAGGTTTTCGTCTACCGGTGTATCGGGCTCCATTTGTCGAATCAATGTAATTTCATTCCATATCGCAACCTGATACATTAATTTTTTTCTTATTGCGCTCAGATGTCGGCCTTTTGGATACGGGTTACCGAATACAGAATTCCATGATTTGGCCCGCGCTTGATTAACGTTGTCATACGCTTTGATATACGATTTTGCCGCCCAGTCTGGCAGTGGTAACTGATGATTTGCACAAATTCTTATTGCCGTCATTAGGAAATAAGGGTCGTTCTCGTAGTTTTGTTGACAAGTATCTAGCTCTTGAAGAGCGAACCATTGCGAATAAGGTAATGTGGGGTCAGTCCATGAGCGTGATGGATTTTCTTCTAATGCCGATTGATTAGCAGCCCAAGCCTCTTTTCCCGTCCAGTCTTTATTTACCATTTCGCACCCCTTCAAAGTGCCTTCATTGAGATGCCACCCCAGGCGGTGAAGGTTTCCGCTTTTCGCCCCGTCGGGCTAGGGGTGGCTTAACTTGTCATGCTGCAGCTTTACCAATCGCCAGAGTCGCCGCCATGAATGCGGAAAATTCCGGATGCGCTTTTACTGCCTTTTCCTCCACGTCATCCATAAAGTGCTGATGCCGCTTTTGGTCAAAATATACCTTCCCGTCTTCGGCCAGTTCAATCAAATCGCAAATTAAATCATTCGCCTGTTCAATAACTTCTTTCGAATAATGGAAACCATTGTCAGCCCTTCTAAAGTGATTAAAAACTACCTCCAGAAGGCCTTTGATCACACGTTTTTGATCGTGTAAGAATTCCCCCGGGCTTTTGGCTGCTGCCTCCAGCGCTCGTTTTTTATCGGCATGCTGTCGCTCTATTTCCCGCTTGAAATTTTCTCTTTCGATCTGTTCTCGGCTGTAAGCTATGTGTACCTTGAATACATTCTTGCTTGCCTGAAAAATCTTCACCAGGCCTTTTTCCTGCTGCTCCCGTGTCGCCATTCTCCCCAATGGAAGAACTTTCATTTCGCCGTCGACTATTGCGATTCTGGTTGCAGTCTTTGCGGTGCCCGGCCCAGGAAACCACTCAAGCTTAACCAATCCGGCGCCGATAAGGTCTGCTTGCGTTCCTTGATAAAATTTGCCCCACCAACAGTCCTCGACCTTGAGACGATCCAGGGGTGTTTCAATAGGTGTAGAATTGGCGTTAGCCATGATGCGTACCTCCAGTAAAGGTTGCGTTGTGGTCAGGGGTGTTTGGTGCGTCAACACTTTACACCCCGTTTTATTGCCTGAAGTCCGTCAGGCCACGGTGTAACTCTGTCCAGCCTTGAGCTCGTCCAAATAATCCGCCCAGGCCTGCATCATCTCTCTGCGCTTTGGTAAATGCTCGGCATAGTTATAAGCAGCACTTACCTTATTGCGTTCAGCATGCGCCAATTGCCTTTCTATTGCTTCATGGGGCCAACCCTGCTCATGTAGGATGGTCGATGCCATGCTTCGGAAGCCATGCCCCGTCATTTCGTTTTTATCGTAACCCAGGCGCCTTAGAGCTGCGTTAACCGTGTTTTCACTCATCGGCCTGGCATAGCTTCTGACACCCGGGAAAACGTACCGACCCTCTCCTGTCAGCGGTTTCAGCTCCCGCAATACGGCCAAAGCTTGTTTACACAAAGGCACCAAGTGAACGGCCTTCATTTTCATCTTGCCGGCCGCTATACGCCACTCAGCAGCATGAAAATCTATTTCTGACCATTCAGCATGCCGGAGTTCTCCCGGGCGCACAAAAAGCAACGGCGCTAATTTAAGAGCCGACAACGTAATAAACGATCCGTTATAGCCTTCGAGCGCGAGAAGTAAATCCTTTATCTTTTTGGGATCGGTAATGCTGGCGTGGTGCTTTTCTCTTACGGGCGTGAGCGCACCTTTTAACACTAGGCTAAGATCCGCTTGAGCCCGACCCGTGGCGATGGCGTAGCGGAATATTTGCCCAGAAATCTGCATCGATCGATGAGCGGTTTCAATGTTGCCGCGCTTTTCTATTTTCTGAACTGCGCTCAACAAACTCGCAGGTGTTACTTGCGCTATGGGAGTGCTGCCAATATAGGGAAAGATATTCCGCTCCAGCAGGCTCAATGTCCTGGCGGTATTCTTGGGCACCCATTTTACTGATTGCTTTTTGTGCCATTCAAGAGCGACGGCTTTGAAGGTATTGGCGGCGAGTTGTCTTTCTTCTTGTTTTTTAGCCTGTTTGATAGCTCCAGGGTCTCCGCCATTAGCTATCAGTTTACGGGCTTGATTACGCCGGTCTCTTGCATCAGCCAAGGTAATGACAGGATAAACGCCAAACGCGAGCGTTTTGCGCTTTCCTTGGAAACGATAGTCATACCGCCAATATTTCCCCGCATTATTGATAAGCAAATAAAGCCCCTCGCCATCAGTTAGCTTGTATGGCTTGGCGGAAGGTTTTGCATTGCGTACAGCGGGATCAGAGAGAGGCATGACGGTATCTAAGTATGACGGTATGTGCTCTGCCGTCAAAGATACCGCCATTACTGACGGTATGTCAAGATATTAATTGATACGGCTTGAAACGGTCTATCAGCGCTAATGCCCGTATCTATTAAGGTTTTGGTACTCTTTGAGACTTACTGGAACTCTGTTATGGTGCCCGGAGCCGGAGTCGAACCGGCACAACCGTTTCCAGTCGAGGGATTTTAAGTCCCTTGTGTCTACCAATTTCACCATCCGGGCAATAGATCTTATTCATTATTTTCAGACAAAGTTTGATTGAACTTTCCCCCTGCGTTCCGGCTATATAGCGATACAAAAGGAAAGCCTTCAACTGAAAACGTGTTTGATTTTATCACACCCAAAAATCATTGTATTGCCGGGGTTTGCTTCCGAATTGCCTCCATAAAAAAAGTAACTGAAGAGGTATTTCCGGAAGATAGCTCAAACTGTTGATAACCGAATCAAGCGAGGGTTACCGACATGGGCAAACCTGAGAAACGGATTAACCTTGAAGCAATATGCAGTCGCTATCGCCGGGCCGGACGCGCTGCGGACGCGCTGACAAGGATACGAGTTCTGCTGGGTTTGCGGTTATCAGCACAAGCGCCATCGGGTTATGAGGCGCAAGCCTGCCAGATCAACACGCCGCGCTGGGTGGCCTTCCTAATAATACTATGA